CTAATGTCTTCATCATTAATGTTATTTCTTTCGGATCAATTAGACGTCTCAAAGTTTGTGAAAACGACATCAAGTTGTCGTCACCATATGTTACTACTCTAAAATGTTCTGTTAAATTTGCCCTAACTTCAATTGATTCACTTGTTCCTACTTTAAGTAAAATTTTTGAGATAACCAAGTATAGCAATGCTGTATTGTACATTGTGTTAACAAACGTTGTTGCTGGATTTCCTGAAGGTTGTCCTGAAGCAATATGTGCAACTGCATTACCGAAAACTTGTCTTGAATCAGTAATTTCTAACCATAAAGCTTTTGTGATCTTACTTTCGCGTCCATAGAATTGTTCAATTATTTCGTAAATTTCCCATAAAAGACAAGACATCAATGTGCCGTCGAAGTTTTTGAAATCACCTGCAAGAAATGCACGTTCAGATGGGTGTGCAACCTCTAACAAGTAATTGACAAGAACTCCGACATCTGAACTCAACATATTTATTCCAATTAAAGAAGAATTAAAAATTCTTTGCTCCATTGTGGCTGCAAAGTAATCAAGATAATATTCTCTAAAAAGTACTGAATATTGAAGAGGTCCAGCAGCGAAAATACGCGCCAAAAGCTTTTCTAGCTTTTTCAATTCATCTTTCATTGTTACAGCAAAGTAAATATCTGGTCTCCGATCATTCATTATACAATCTATAATCTCATCAATGAGCTGAATCAATCTAGGATGATCGTAGATAAATTCTTCTCCTTCTCCAAGATATTCGTGTTTTCCTGTCTGCGTAGTTTCTTGTGCTAATGGAATTCCGCTGCTTGATTTTCTGTTCATCGCTTGTTTATACTTATCTCCTTCAACTCCTCTTATTGCAACCTCTCGTGACATTTTCAAGATACGTCTTTTAGGTTTAAAACAATGATAAAGGTATGCTCTGCAAACTGCACGGTCTTCATCTATAAGAAAATAGCTGGGATTTATGTATTTCTTTATTGCAGTCACAGCACCATGTTCTTCACCTTTTCCATATTTCAACTTTGCTGGTGCTTTTGTTGTTTCAAAAACTTCACCATGACAAATCGACTTCCGCAATTTTGTTTCGCACGGCATATATAATGGGCGTGGAATTGTCGCTACAATGGGAAATTCATTTGGTAAAATAGTCACTATTTTCCCTGGTTTATATTGCATTTGGCAATAAGGTTTAAGTGCATGGATCATTTCAGCAGTTATAATCTGACCAAAAGCATCATCAGTCATACAATAACCAGCCATATGAATTCCTATCACTTTACCCGTTTCATTGGAAGAATTTGACACCAAAATACTACCGCAAGATCCAGGAATTGTCTGTGCATCATACGATACTGTTTTC